TGGAACTGGAGTTTCTGAGCCTCCGCCTGTTGCTTGATTTGCTCAGGGCTTGGCTGGGGCTGCGGAGGCGGGACTTGGCTCGGATCAGTCCAGAACTCGGCGGGGTTCTTAAAGCCTGCGTTCTCAGCAATGCGGGCTTGCAGCGCGTAGACGTTCTTCTCCGTCACCACACGCCCTGCCATGGGCGTTTGCATCAAAGCAAGTTGAACCTGCGAGATTTGCGCCAGGTACTGCGCCTGCTGCATCTTGTCGCCGGTGCCGATGCCAACGTTAATGGACAGGTCGTAGCCGTCGCGCCATTCCTGCGGGTCGTACTGGACGAACTTCCCGTTCAGGCGGAAGGACAGTTTGTCCATGCCGTAGTCCGTCAGCGTCTTGAAGATGCCACGGAACATCGGAGCCACAAGAGCCTCCGCCATGATGCGCGCCATCAGCTTCATTCGCTTTTGGCTGGCGTCCATGATGCGGTTAACGCCAGTCGCGGTCTTGTTCAGGCTGTCACCATCCAAGCCTTGGGAATAGCGCGTGTAGCCGGTGCGGTTCTCTTTCTTCGACTCCAGCAACTCGACCATGGGCATGGCTTCGATGCCTTGCCAGCGTTCGGCGTAAGGGCGGATTGCGCCTTGCACCGACTCACGCAGCACGCCACCCGGGCGGCGGTTCAGCAGGTCGTCCAGATTCGCCAAGGGGGAGCCCTGCGAGTCCGTCAGAACCACCGTTTCTTGGTTGTTGGCGAGGTCGAGGTTATCGAGCTGTGCGCGCCAAATGTCGGTCGAGATGCGCTGGAAGTCTTCCACCAGGTCAGCAACCGAGAACCCGTCAAAGCGATGGGTGAGGATGTACGGGGTCCACGCAGCGATGGGCACATGCGAGAACTCGACATTGCTCAGAATCTTCTTGCCGAGGCGGAACACCTGGCGGCGCTCTGCGATGCCGTCTCCGTCGAAGTCGGTAAGGACGTACTCTTCACGCAGCCAGCCACGGATGCGGCTTTCGTCCAGCTCCTGCGAGTCATCGCGCCACCAGCCATAGCGGCCACCCTGCAACGAGTCGCGGAGTTCGCGGTCCTGCGTAGTGGCCTCGTCTGCGGCGGCTTTCACATCGTCGGCGCTTACATCAAAACCCATCTGGCGCAGTTCGCTGACGGTCTTTTCGACCACATGCGCAACATAAGGGCAATCGTTCAGCAGAACCGAGTTGTGACGGCGGCTAACGTGCAGTTCATCCGGCGGGATGTTGGAGATGCAGACTTTCCCCTTCTTCTCCACGGTCTTGATCTTGACCATGGAAAAGACCTTGGGAGGCTCAATGCCGTACATGGCGGCTTCTTGCACTGCCTCAGGCGTGGGCTCCGCTTCTTCCTTGGCGAGAACTTCGGCCTTGGGGTTGCTTGCCAAGAACGCGGCAAGCTGCATCTCGCTCACGTCACGGTAGCTCGTGAACGTGGGGGTGTCCTTGTAGTCCCAATACCATTTCACCCCGCCCGTTTTCATCAGGAGGGCGTCTTTGGCCGCGGTGTAGAGGATCAGAAAGCCGTTGTTCTGCTTGTAGAAAACGTGGTTGCAGGCATTCGTCGCTTGCTCTGCGCCTTCCACATCCTCTGGGCCGACAGGATCGAACACCACAGCCTTATCGGTCGAGGCGAACACTTCGATCAGGTCGGGGAGCATCCCCTCTACAGCGTCGAAAACGTCAGACGCAACGACTTGCGAGCGCCCAGCGATCTCGGTGCCGTAGGGCTCGCGCATGTAAGCGCGCAAGCCTTGCTCACGTTCAGCCGCAATCGTGCCGCTGACGTGATGGTAGGCAGCGGCGGCTTCGGCTTCCAAGAAGCGCAGAAGCTCGTTTTCGTCCATCTTGGTCATGCGTTGCGTCGGTTCGTGTAGGTGATCGGCTTAAACCCAGAGGCGTTGCCCATGTGGTCAGCGGTCACGCAGAGGTAGCGGAAGGCGTCAGCGCCGTGGCTGTATTCGTCATGGAGCGGGGCGCCAGGTTCGTTTGTGGCCTGGCTGATATGCCGTCGATAACGCTTCAAGCACTCGATAAGGCGTGCGGCCTTGGTCTTGTCGAAATAAACCCGAGGGAACACGATGCGGGCGGCTCGAATGCCGTCCTCTATGTTCAGCTCGGGAATCTGGTCTCTTGTTGCCGGGGCATTTCTGCCTAGAGCGTTGATGATCTGAACGGCGCTTTTGCCGGTCTTCACATCCTTGGCGTAAGCGTCGTGGGGCAGCCAATCGGTTCCCCAGTTCAAGCGCATGGCGTTCAGGTCTTGCGCGTAGTCGGCGAGGGTGCGGTGACTGCCTTCGATGTAGTCAATCACCCGAATCTCGGAGGCGGTGCGCTGGACAAGGATGATGGTCGTCGCATCGTTCCAGCCCAAGTCCCAGACGGTGTGAACTTTGAGAAGCGGGTCGTAGGGAACGTCGCGGATTCGTCCTTGCTCCTCCGCTGCGGCAACCTCATCGAAGTAAATCGCGCCTTCAACAGCCGGCAGGCAGTCGCCCTCCCATGTGTGCCTGTAGTCGGCGTCCTTCATGGTGGCCTTGGCGTGCTGGCGCTCGGCTTCGAGAACCTCGGGGAACCAAGGGTTGTCGGAGTAGTTGACCTTGCGAGCGATGCAATCGGCGCGGCCTGACTTCACATAGCGCGCAAAAACCGGGTCAGTCTCTAGCTGCGGGTTGAACGTCGCCCAAATCTCCGACCCTGCCTTGCGGATCGTGGGGACTAGGACGTTCCAGCTTTTCTCGCTGACGCTGTGCGCTTCTTCAACCCAGACGCGATCCACACCCTCGAACGACTTGATGCTGTCGATGGTGTGCTGAAGCAAGCCAGCGAATAGAAAGACGCTGCCGTTCTTGCCGCGAATCTCAGTCTCCAGCACCTCGTAGAAGTGCCCGAGGCCCATGGCTGCGATTTGGTCGCTTAGGAGGCGGTGTACCGAATCCTTGATGGACTTCTGCACCTCACGGGTGCAGAGAACGCGCAACGGGGCTTGAGCCGCTTGGATCAGCAGAGCGCGGGCTACTGCCCAAGACTTGCCGCCACCTCGGCCACCGTAATAGATGCGAAACCGGGCCTTTGGAGCGAAGAGGGACTTAGACCACTCCGGGAACTCAACATCAACTTCAGTCAAGGCCGACAAAGCGAACCGTCGCGCTGATGGCGACTTGGCCGCCGTGGTTCACATCAACCTTTGAGCCGTAAGCCTTGGGCTTCAGCTTCTCTGCCCGCCACCTCTGCGAATCAAGGATGACCCGAGCGGCATCAGGACGAAGGTCGCCAGTCTCTACCTTGCTTTCAATGTCGGCCATGCCGTCAAAGAGCACATCGGCCTGAACTTCACGCGCACGCGCGTACTTGGTCGCAAAGTCGCTGTCACTCAGCCAACGAAGCACCGTCGCTTTGTCTGGCATCCCCTCGCTCTCACACACACTGCGGAGGCTTTCCCCTGCTGCGATGCGATCAAGGATGACTTGGCGGATGTCGTCGGAGTACATAGGGCAATGCGACTCCCTTGCGGGTCGGTCGCTCCTGAGGGGTTGGCCGCCTTCGGTCTTACTGAGTTGGGATCAGCAGGCGGGGTGCCGTTCTCGCGTTCGCTTCCTTCCCCTTGACGCAAGCAAGGGCTAAGGAGATGGGCCATCGGCCCGCCGAGGAAGCTGTCGGCTTCGTGGAAGGTGCCCGGAGCAATCGGCGTGCGATCTAGGGGGATGACGGCAGGGGGTGTGCCGATGCTCGCGGGCGAAAAGGTCGGGCGACCGGGTGCCCCCAGTCCGACGCGGCGATCAACTGCGCTTGACCCGAATTGCGGGGACGGCTCCGCTTACGCAGTCACCGGGCGAGCCGGTTTAGGCATCACGGATGCCGCCCAATTTGCAACATGGTCGGCGTTTGTGGGCTGGAGGTAAAGCCTCACAAATGGGGGTTAAGCCGCCTCTTGGCGAAGGTAACGCTTGATCTGCTCACCAACTCGGGTTGTCTTGCGCTCGAACTCGCTGATTAGCAAGTAGCCGAAGTCTTGCCCCGCTTTGCTCTTGCTCAACCTGGGGAGCATGCGGCCTGAGCCGTGGCAGTGCTTACAAACCTCTACCGGCACGCCAGAGCCGCCGAGGAAGCCCCGCCCATTGCATGTGTGGCACAAGGGATCGAGCCAATACGCAAGGGCTCGGGTGGCAATCTCTGGCGCGTCGTCTCCGTGGTAGCGCAAGGCCCCAGCGTGGCGCTTGGCTGAGTTGACGGCAAAGCGTCGAACGGCCAGCGTGGCAGCGTGCAGGCTTTTCAGTTGCCCAGCCACCATGCTGGTTTCGGTATGGCTCACCGTTTGCTGATTGGCAATGCGGCGCAAGTTGCCTTTTGCTACGTCATGCTCTGTTCGGAGCCGATACAGGATGGTTCCCAGCCCATCCCGAACCCACCCAGCCGCGATGATGATGCTGATGGCATCCATGCCGGGGCGCATCGCTAGGTGGCTGGAGTTGACGGCTCGGGCGTATTTCTCTTCGGGCGGGATGGGTTCGCTCATGGTTGCCTCGGTTTGCGTGTGGTTAGTGGTTCCAGCGGTAGACGATGGCGCGTGCCCCGCCCTTGGGGCCGGTTTGCATGGGCTTGGCGTCTACTAGCCCCTCGGCTTCAAGAGCCTTTAGCCAGCCCCTCACCCCTTCGTGGTTGTGGCCGGTCAGGTCGGCCAGCTCGGTGACGGTGCGGGGGCTCTTGGTCAGCAGAAAGAGGATGGCCGCGTAGCGTTCGCGGTAGGCGTTGGAATCGCTCACAGGCTCACGGCTCCAGGTTGTGCGCCACTGTCTGCGCTGCGTTCGTAGTTCTCCAAAGCCTTTGCCTTGGTCTTGTAGTGGTCGCGGATGGCTTTAAGTTCGTCCACCGTCCACTTACGCGGCTCTTGGTCTGCCTCTAGTGCTTCGAGTGACCCAAGCCCGATGCGTCCCACCAATCCAATGCGGTAATCAACAGCTCGCCCGCTGCCGTAGCGGTTGCACTGCTTGCATTGGCCGTGGCAGTTC